CAAATGCAGATGAAATAACAAGTGGCCCTAATGAAGCATTATCATTACCACCTGAGTCAAGGATGGAATATATCAGCCCTTCTGGTGATAGCTATGACAGCCAGTTCACAAGATTGAAAGATATTGCAGAACAGATCAATACTTTGTCATTAGCTGCGGTATTAGGTCAGAAGTTAGTAGGAGAAACAGCAGAGGCTAAAAGGATTGATAGGTCACAGAATGACAGCACAATGATGGTCATTGCTCAACAGATGCAAGACTTGATTGATAACTGCCTTAGATTCCATAGCGAATATCTTAATGAGCCTAATGCTGGTAGTAGTTTTGTTAATAGAGACTTTGTTTCTGCGAGATTAGCACCACAGGAGATAACAAGTTTACTTACATTGTTTACTGCTGGAACTATTAGTCAGGAGACATTATTGAATCAGCTAAGTACTGGAGAAGTTCTCGGTGATGATTTCGATGTCGAGGAAGAGATTGAAAGTACACAGCAGGGAGGACTAACAGAAGTTGAGCCACCAGAAGAACCCGATGAGGAACCAGAAGAGGAGGAAGAGGGAGAAGAATGATAAATGAGTATTCCAGAGGTATTTTTTAGGGAGACTATTGATCTAAACAGGTA